TTGGTGACCCTTCCAATTTAGGAGAATCACGATGTCACCTTCTACGGTCTCAACTTCTTGACCGTGCCAAATCTTGGCGCAATAGACGATGTCATTGGTTTTCTTAGAGCCTGATAAGACTCCCCAAGCCCCAATGGCTTTGGTCTGTTGTGGTGTTTTTTGCTTTGCTTTAGTAGCCATTGCTACTCCTTTACTGTTATTGCCCCTTAGGGCTTGTGGCGGACTGCCACGACAACCACGCTATCACCAATTTCGCCACGTCGCAACTTCGCCGCAATTCCACTTCCACTACTGCCCTGCCCCACTCCGAACGGGGAAGTGGCAAAGCCTTTACACATTACTCTAGGTCGTAGCGGTAGCGGTAGCCCTAGTGCTAGATACTCCGATCAGGGTAAGCACCTAACACTAGGGACTAGCCACTTTACCTATTAGCCATAAGTGTAATCACTATGACTAATACCAATACAGCTAGAGCATTACTCATCTAATTCTCTATACCGTTCTCCCTTCCCCATTGTGGCTGGACATCTCGTAACCGTGATACTCAAGTGTTAGCCATATCTCGTCTAGCACTTCGCCATCAGTCTTATCCTCACCGTCTTGGTTCAGTAAGCCAATGATCAACCCGATTACTTCTCGGCTAGTAAGGCTAAGCCTCATCATCATCACCGAACGAGTTACGGACTTGACGCTGTACCTTCTCGCTAATGGCTTCTAGCAAGGTCTCGTAAGCCTTAGGGCTATCCTGCTTCATCTCCAATGGCATAGCCAAGTACTTGTAAGTACCACGAACTAGGTCAAACTCGTACTTGTCGTCAAAGTCTGATGGCTCAGGGTAGACGATCTTGCCGTCTGCGTCACGCTTGTTACCCCAATACTTAGTGATCTTGTCACCAGTAGGCAAGGTCTTGATGTATGTGATCGCATTGGGCAAAGCCATTACGTGAAGGGTTACTCCGTTGCGCTTGACCCTAGAGACCAACGAGGTTGGCTCAAACCAAGCACTAAGAAGCATTGCTGTCTCAGTGTCGTGAAGCATATCTATAAAGTTGTCAGGCTCTAACTCACCAACAATGGGCTTGACCCTCATACATTGGGCTTCAGGGTCGTCAAGTTGATCTAAGAACTGAGACTTTACAGAAGGGCGCATACCTGCTTTGGCTTCTGCTATCTCGTCCTCATCATCAACCCTCTGAATACCTAAGAGGATTGTCTCTAGGTCATCAGGCAAGTCAGAGTCAAAGGACTTACACATCTCGGTAAAGATATGCTTAGCCTCTTGTTCTGCTTTGTCTAGGTAATCACTACCAGCACTGTTGATAATGCCTTCTAGTTCTGCCATTAGGTCTTTCTCGTTGTTATCCATATGCTTATGCCTTCCCTTGTAGTTGTGTAAGTTTCTTGATTGCTGTTCTGATATTAGGCTCAACGATAATGCCGTGACGCTTGACAAGAGCCTTACACTCATTGACCAATGCCTCACTGCTGTAATCGCCTTTGCCTGTAACGCCATAGTCGGTAACCCAAACAATAGGCTGCTTGGTTGTATCCCGTAACGTCAATGCGTACCTAAGGGCAGGGGCATCACAGCCATTACCCCCAGGGAAGTCAGGCAAACGCCTAACCTGCCTGTTCTTACGGGCAACTATCCAAGCGTTAGGGTGTTCCTCGTCTGCTCTGTTGCCAGTTGAGTAGCAAAGCACAGTAGCCCCTGCTGTGTTGTCCATAAGTTGCTGAAGGTCACGCTCACTAAGAGACATAGACCCTGAACAGTCCATAACAACAACAGCACCAAGAGACTTGGTCTTGCGACTGTAAATCCTGCGCTCAGGGTCAGTAACCCAACGAGTGAGGTACTTAGGCACAGAGCCTTCGTCACAAGCGATCTCTCGCCTACCGAGTTTGCCCGTATGGTTTAGAGGCAAGTCAGGCTTAGAGACAAAGAGAGGAAACCAACCATCACCCTCTGCCACTTGGGCTTTACCCCTACCTGCTTCACCGTCTTGCTTCTTTCCCTTGCGCTCTGACTTCTGTGCTTCAGAGAACTCACTAGCACCATCATTGGACTTGTGATCTAGGTAAGCAGCCAAGTACTTGTAGCACCTCTTGCCTTCCTTCCTACGGTATGGGGTAAGCGAGTTGATGTCTTTGATGTAACTCCAACGCCAACCACTTATGAAGTGACTAATCACATCATCTTTGACACCACGCATATAGATCATTTGCTCTGGGTTAGTAATGCCATTGAGTATTTGCTGATAGACACCAGTATCTATGAAAGAGAAAGCCTTCATAAATACTTCGGGCTTGGGGTTTGGCTCATTGAGCAACGAGATCAACACGTCAGGGTTGATAGTTCCCTTAGTCGCGTCATCACCAAAGGCTTCAGCGAAAGCCTTAGCCGTAATGATGTTGGTCGTTGCTGTCAATGCGCTATCGGTTACACCCCAACGCTTAGCTAGAGCCTTGGCTTTAGGAAGTTGGAAGCGAGTAAGCGTTAGAGCAAAGCGCCTAAGCCTACGACTTACATCACCTTCGCCAGTAGGGGCAGAGTATGTGTGAGCCTTAGTCGCTGAGCCAAAGGTGACCGATACCCCTGAGATATCCATAGGCAAAGAGCCTGACTGATATCGGTTATGGGGTAGATCAGGTCTCTGACGCAACGCTTCAGGAACAAGTGTGTGTTGGTTGTTACTCATTGTCGCCACCTACCAAGAAATCCCAAGGCTTAGCACTAGGTGCTCTGTTGGTTGCTTCGGTAATGGCGTCAGCCAATGAGCCAATGGCTCTGCCTTCATCAGTGATTACTTCCTCAGCGTTGTCGCTGAAGCGTAAGGCACTGACCATACTGTCCTTGTCGGCAACAACGATAAGGCGTACTCGCCTACGATCCTTGTGCTGTGAAGGTGGTACGTCACTGTCGTCTGTCGGTGAAGCCCAACCAGTAGTGGCTACTGCGATATGGCTGTAAACCGTGTGAAGCCCAACCAGTAGTGGCTACTGCGATATGGCTGTAAACCGTAAGGTAATCAGCGACATCAGTGCCATCAAGCAAGTCGTAGATGTCAGAGTGCCTATCGCACAAGACAACAAGACCATCAGTATCAACGCCATAAAGGCAAGCCTGTTCCATATCAAAGCCCAACTTGCGTTGGTTATGAAGGTTTAGTTCTATGCTCTTAGCGAACTCAAGAGTGGTAGCCATTATGCGCCTACTTTCGCAAGAGCAAGTGTGTCTACCAGTGTCTCTTGGATACGAGGCAAGCACACTTGGGCAGAGTGCTGAAGGTTACCAGTCTTGCCGTAAAGGTCAGCGAACTCTACGAAGTTACGCAACGAGTAACGATCCTTGCCAGTACGACTACCAAACGAAAGCGCAATGTCTCGTAGGTACTCAGGCAAAGAAGCAATGCCGTCAGCGTGTGGCTCGTTGATCTCTAACTGAACCACCAAGCGATCTTGGATAGCACGAGTAAGATCCTCAGGCTCACCGTTCATAGTGGCAACAACCGAGAAGTCCTTGTGAGGCTTGACGATCTCACCAGTCTCTGGGTTTTGCCAAGAGGAACTATGGCTAGTGTCGATCATTGCCATAAGAACGCTTGTCACTGCGCTGTTAGCGTGGTTGATTTCGTCAATGACCAAACGCCCACCAGTTCTCCAAGCCTGTACTGCTACACCCTCTTGGAACTTGTGTGTTAATTGTCCATTGTCGCTAAGTGTTGGCTTCCACATACCCAAGATATGGCTTTCAGTCATCTCGTCATTGCAGATAAGACGATAAGAAGGCTTATCGTTGAGGTGGTAATTCATTGCGTAGAATGTCTTACCAGTGCCAGGTGCACCATAGAACAGAACTCGCCCAAGCCCATTGGCTAGAGCAAAGTCTGCTTGTTCCCACTGACCCAACGGGGCAAGCGGGGTAAACGCATTAGTGATTTCTTCCATTTGATTTATTCTCCCTTGTTGTATTGGTTTTGGTAAATGGTCACAAGGGTTTTATGCTTATGACCCGTGAACACCTAAGGCGGAGGGTTGCGGTTTGGGATACCACCCTAGGTGCTCACGGATTACAAGCGATAAGAGACATACTCACTAACTCAACTTGGGTATGTCAGCCAAGTAGTCCGAGAGTGTTAGTGGACTCTCATCTATCGGGGTAGAAAGGGGTAAGACCCGATAGAGATTTAGATAATGGCGAGGGATCGGCTCGCAATTCCACGCTAGCACCGCCGCCGCGATCTCGCAACTCGCCACCAAATACCGCCCCACCCCACCCCGACGACGGGGGAGGGCGGTTCCTTATACGACTACTTCCGGAGCGGTAGCGGTAGCGGTAGGTCTACCAGATTTCACTCATCTCTTTAGCTCTGTACTGTGCGTAATCTTTGCTGCGTTCGACAGCTTCTTCCGGCAACAGATCAGCAACACCAATAGCTATGTCTGTTATCAACGGCCGGATGTGTGGTGCTGCCATCAATGCAAGCGTAAGTATTTCTGTAAGTAGATTTTCTACCTGGGCTTTGTCAGTCTCTGTGAGAGCGACCATGTTTCTTCTCCTTCTCATTGCTTACCATCTCTATTGCTACAGATGAATGTTTGTTCTTGTTGAAGCATATCGGTGAACCCTTCGGTTCAATGTATGTAGTGAGAGTCATCTCACAGATAGGACATTTCCATTGTCTCTGCGTCATAGGCTTCTATCTCCTCCTTCTTGCATGAGCATTGCAGTACTGCTGTGTACATGTGGTTCATCTCTTCTGTTTGGTACGGCTCACGCACCATGATCCATGTCTCATCCTCTTTGGAATAGTCACGCTTGAGGCGCATGCCCGTATCCCATCCGGTACCTTCGCACTTGTTGCAATACCTTGAGTGTTCTTTGACTGGAGCTAAGCTGCGCAATACTTCCTTGACTCGGTTGAGTGACGGGAATCCCTTGTCTTTCTCCAGTATTGACAGGCATTTCCTGCCGTCCTCTATCGATGCGCGGAGCAATACATCATCTGCACCCCATGCTCGCTTGACTGTGTTGCGTGCGACGTTGTCCTTTGGGAACACACCGCACAAACGATCAATGAATAGATCTATGTTTTCTGGCTTCATTAGCTTTCTCCCTTAGCTGTCTGTGTATCTCTGTGTCGATTGCTTCGAGCGTATCGTGTAATGCCTGCTCTTCTGCCCGGCCTACATACACACGGCGTAGAAACTTTGATGCATTGAGTAACGCATGTGTATTGATCACGGCTTTGCCCTTCGTAGTTGTGCCTTGTAAGTCTTGCGTTGGCGTGCGCTCATACCACCCCACACACCGTAGATGAACGAGTTGTCCAATGCAAATTCCAAACAGTCATCCTTGACTGAGCATGTAGCACACACGGCCTTTGCTTTGTTGACACTACCTTCAGCGTCGCCCTTCTCCGGAAAGAACATGTCTGTCATGCCTTTGCACGCAGCCTTGTCCGTCCATTCAAACTTTTTATTTACTAGCTTCCACTCGTCGAGTATCTCAGCCATAAGTTCCCTTCGTTTCTGACTTGTCATTCGTCCTCAGTTCGTGAACCAGGGACTCCATCCAGCTACATCGAACAGGAGTCGCCCAGCTTTTAGGTTTGTTAGTGGGTCAAGTAGTTTATCTTGTTCGCATACCTTCATCTGCTTGCAGACCAGGCCGTGGTATTGGGCATGATCCTGCTTCCAGTGCACACCGTTGATCTGCATTAGCCCTGTGTCTGACCTGTGATTCCACTCGGACACACCGGTTATGTTGCAGTTCTTATCAACAATGTCTCCACCCCTACGGTTGGGGCACCCACCTGATTCCCTCAAGATTATGTGGCCCAGTCTCTTGAGCTGATGTTCTTTCCACCCAGCTGCCAAGGCGAGATCCCTCAACCATGAGATATCCCCATGTCGGAATTGGATCGGGGTCGTCAATGACCTCACATCCGCACGTATCCCGACAGGTGCAGGTGAGCTTAGGGGCTTCGGGGCTCCAGCTGCTTTTGCTTCCGCTGTCATAGCTCCGAGTAGTAAGAGTGGTGCAATGCAGCACCGAGCAATTCTTTTCATCGTTCCCTCCCATTATAGTTTCCTTCTCTAGCCCTTATGGAATAAGGCTTACAATTTCTGTGAATTCTGTTAGTGTCATTAGCACCACACCCTCGGTTGTACCGTCCGGCATAGCCACCATTACAAACGGACGATTATCGCCCAACGATTTAGCCGTGTCACTTTGGGCTTTAGCGTCCCTGAACCTCGTCCAAATCGGACCGACCTGAGCGCCCGCCTTGATTTCGCAACGAAAAGCACCACCCCAGTTCTCCTCGTGACGGGTAAGGTGACCGCCCAACCCAAGTTTCTTACGGGCTCGACGCGCCTTTGAATCTCCCTTAGTCCTGTTCCTCTTACCCCTAGCTGCAGGGTCACCACAGTTTCTAATCCGACGCGCACCGTCACGACCCGGTCGTCCGAGCGTCCCGAATAAGGGGCATCCCACAGAGTTGCACTTGTCCTTGTTGCCTTCACAATATCCTTTCCTTTCATCTGTCATAGCTGTTCCTCCATACCGAAGGACTGTGGTTGTCCTCAACCTTCAGCTTGTGTTCGTTGCTTTCGTATAACCGGATGACATGCATGCAATGATCGTCCAGTTCCTCTTCCTCTAGGGAGTGAGGCAGTCCGTCATGCGTGTAACAAACGGGAGGGCCAGCCCAGCCATTGTCCAGGCCGACCCTCATCCATTCGTCGAATGTCATTTGAACTTGGTGATTAGAGTTGACGCTTCGCCCTTGGTCAAGGTGTCAAAGCTATCTAGCTCACGACCAATGGTTGCACCGCACAGGTCAAGAACTTCCTGACCCTTGATGCCCTGGCCCGAGAGGATTGCACGGATCATGTTGACCTGCTTCTCTGATGCCGAGTCACCTGGGTTCTTTATAACTGGTGCTGGCTTGTCAACCTTCTCTGCACCAAAGGTATCCATCAGTCCATTGATGATCTCATCTGTTGAGCGGTTGTCAACTGGCTTGGATGGCGCAGGTGCAGAACCCATGCGCTGCACCTTCTCCATCTCCTCACGACTAGGGCGTGAACCCTTAGCTGCATAGCCACAGTTGGCCAGTCCGCGCCCAATTGCGCTGGTCTCTGCGTTCTCGGCATGACTTGTCCGGTTGACCGGCGATGCACCACGAAGTTCTTCTGCGTATCCGGTGGCTACAGGACGATCGTCTTCACGGTTGAAGTAGATCTCTGCACGCACAAGGATGCGGTTGTCGTCGTAGTAGTGGACACCAGTAAGGATTCTTCCATCCGGATGTTCGTTCCAAAACTTGACGAGTCGATCTTCGACGGTCTCGTAGTTATCTAAGTTGAATGATGCCATTGTTATTTCCTTCCTTTGGTTTTCATTACACGAAACTTCGTGTCCTTCTTGTACAACTTTGCCAGCTCGGGACGTTCTCTGTCAAATCGAGTTGAGTCAAACGAGGTACGCTTCTGTTCCTTCCAGGTGATCACGACCTCCCCGTCGATCACACCCTCTTCTGCTTCTTGCAGTAGTTTCCCAAGTTCCGCCTTGAGAATACTTTCTCTTTCTTCCAGCGCCTTGATACCTTGCTTAACTTTTTCAAGGTCTGCAATCATGAGCGATGCTTCACCTGGAAGTTCTACCTGTAATGGTAGCGACTTGGAGTACAACTCACTCATGTTCTCGTACGACATGATCGCCGTATCCGGTACGTCTCCTAGGTCTATCGCCTCAAGAAACTTTGCAACTGCCTCGATATGTACCTGACGCTCGTCAGACGAAACGGTTTGCTTATAGCGGTGGATAACCATCTCGCTATCAAAGACACGCCACTCGATGTCGCGCATACCTGAACAGATGGATTGCTGTACTCCCTGCCAATACCAATGGGGTGGGAGTTTGCCGTCCCACTTCTTGTTGATCGTCTTGATTTCAAATGGGGTTCCTGTTCCGTCTTGTGCGTCAAGGGTTGCAACCATACGGGCGCGACCATCGTCGTAGCAATACAACTCGTTGGGTGTGAATAGTTCAATACGTTCTTCGTCTGCGACCCATTCAATAATCATTGGTTCCATGCGGTTGCCACGCTCCATAGCCTGGGTCGGTGGCTTTGGCATTGGTGGTTCACTAGCCAACAGTTCGGTAGCTAGATCTCCGGGTGTCATGTACTTATGTTCACCATGTACTGCTGCTGCGGTAGAAGCGGCGATGCGCTTGCGACCTTTGTCATCTTGCCAGCGAGCGAGCAACCATTCTTGACTGCCGTGCGTTGGCTTTGTGATTTGATATCTGTTCTCTTCCATGTTCCCTCCTTGTGGGTGGGATCACGCTACTAGGACTGTCGAGTTATGACAACCCCGGAATCAAGATCAACTTGCACACACTTGAAATCCACCACCATCTTGACCGGGATGTGGAGGACATGATCGATGTCACCATCTGGAGTGATTGATTGGAACACGGTGATGTGCTCTGGCTTGCCACCTTCTGATTCAGCCAGAAGAAACCCGGAAGTCTTCACAATGCACGGCCCCGGATCAATGTCAGATGGCTGTGTCCATGTAGTGGTGCCGGAGTGGGCGTCCCTCCATGTCACGTATATATAGGTGAGTGGCTCATTCATCGGCGTCGTCCAGTTTCTCCCCGCATACGGGGGAGCGCGGGATCACCCCATCATATACGCACGCGCACACGCGCGTGATTAAAGCCAACATGTATATTCTGCTGTCACTCTGCCCTTTATAGGGTCAACAAAGTGAAGGCGTTGGGACGGCTGACCTACTGCTGCAATGAACGCACGGGCATATTCGTTGTGTGATTCTGGTGAACCTGACACAAAGATACGACCTGCGTTAGCCATGGTCAATGTCATTGGTGTGTGGAAGTGTCCCATGTACACATCTTGGAACTCGTCTACTACACCAGTTGACCAAGCGTTGCACTTGCGCAAGATACCGAACGCTGGTGTGTTACCACCAAAGCTGTTGATCTCGTCGCCGTGCACAAGTAACGCACGATACTTTCCAACCGTGACTATCTGGTGCCAGTCGCCAGACTGTTGCCATGTCACATTCTTAAGATCGCTTGTGCGCTCGCTGGTTATCTTGTATGCAACACGATCAATGTTGTCACCACCCGGCATGTCACCTTTGCGGCCTAAGCGTCCATGGTTTCCGTATTCACACACAACATGCACCTTCTCAAAGTAAGAAGAGAATGTGCGAACCATCTGTTCCATGATCCGGCTGACCTCAAACAACTGTTCAAACAAGTGTGCTTCGATTTCGTACGCTTGGCCGGGGAAGATTGACACACCTTCCACCATGTCTCCACCAAACATAAGAACGCATTCCTTTACAGGGTGATGCGCACGCTGGATATCAGTAAGTTCAAGTACCTTATTTGCAAACTCTTCCATTCTTTGTGAGAGAGTTGCGATGTCGTACGACTGAGTCTTCTTTCCACACTGCCAATCAGTGGCATGAACAAGGGCTACCTCCGTCTTTCCTTTGCGTACATCTTTCTTTGGTAGCGCCGGTGCTCTGCGAGCATTGCCCGTAGCAAGAGACGCATCCTTAGCTGCACGATATACAGCGTCAATGATCCCTTGCGATTTAATTTTTGATCTTGACTCAGCAAGCTGGCTCGTTTTAAGAGCACGCCTAAGTTCTGCAATTTCATTCTGCAACTCTACAGATTCCTGGAACTTACTACTCACTTCTGCCTCCATCTTTGTATGCTCATTACAGATACTTCGACACCAAGATCTTTTAGTGCTCGACAAATAGCTGCGGCTGTTATACCTGGGCTTTTCATTGCTTCCATGAAGTCGTTGTATGAATCTTCATCAAGTGAATTTTTAATCTTGTCTTCTACGGACAAGTGTTGTTTTGTTGACAGTACTTCTGTGAACTTGCTCATTGGTTTCCTTCCGTTTGTAGGTGTCACCCAGGGGCCCAAGGAAGGGAAAAACCAAAGCCCCCGGAGTGACGAAAGAAACAATAACACACAGGTTGCAAAAGTTTGGGTAGGGGTATATCGTGTTCGATCAACAACTGGCTAGTCGCATGTGTGTGCCCTTGTCGCAGAGGGTGGGCAGTAAACAGGGGAACCTGGGTAGATCGCTATGTCATGTAG